GATCGTAGTTGAACTCAATAGTGTCTGCTTCTATTTCGTAAAGATCTCGCCAATCATCTGACGATAGCACGGAGAAAGTTGATTTGGAAAATCTTTGTCTGAGTTGAGAATTTCTCTATAAGGATAGCAAACTATCATTTAATTTTTTTTATCTTATTATTAATAAGTCCACTGTAAGTACCAGGCAGCAGCACACTTTTACGAATCACACTGCCTGCTCCAATAACGACATCTTCTACAATCTGTATTTTATCATAGAGAGCACTACCAATGTTAATTTGACAGTAATCACCAATAATAGTTGACCCTCCTATCGTGACTCCTCCGCTTATAAAAACTCCTGTACCAATCTGACATTGTTCTGCTATCAAACAATTAGAGTGTAATATTACATCCTTTTTTAATTTTGATGTTGGATATATTGATGATAATGGATAAATCATACACCCGTTGCCTACACTTTTAGGATCAGCATAGCTGGTATGATGAATCAAAGTAAACCGACTCAACAAATTTTTGTCAAGACAAAAAGAAACTTTTTTCCTGATGCTAGTATCTTTAATTACTAGATTTATAAAACAACCATCTGGAAAAATTTCTGTAGATAAAAATTCTAACGGATCAATTCTACATAAAGTATAACCTTTGTGTTCCTTCACAAAACAAGATAAAACATTATATGTAGAAGTATCAAACGATATAGCAAAAAGATTTTTTTTAGATGATATTATCATGATAAGATTTTTTTTCTATATCAAATAATAATACCGCACGTTCTTCTTGAGATGGATTTTCCACTTCATGAACGTCCCAATCATGAAAAATTAAAATTTCTTTATTTTTCCAATAACGGACTTGATCCCCTACTCGGATCCAGGATTTTCCATCTGTTTTCAATCCCAGATGGACTCTATAATGATGGTCACAGAAACCTTGGTGCGGAGGAATTTTGGTCCCCCCGCTGATAATACTGAATATACAGTTATCGTAGATTGGCACAGTCTCTAATAAAAAAGAGATAGTAGGGCATAAAGAAATATTTGATTCATGACGGATCCCTTTGGTTATAAATGGAAACATATACCAACTCTTTTGAGAGATATCAAGATTGTTATAATCAGAGTTACTTGCTCGCCACAGCTCTCTTGGAATATTTTCAAATTCTAAGAGAATATTACGATGCAAAGAAATTAAGGTCTCAGAAAATTTCCATCTTGAATCATCAAAAAAGAAGCGTTGGGCATGCGTCATTTTCAAATCATGCCTTGTTTTGACGAGCGCGAATCATGGCCAAAATGTCTTCGGCCTTTTGACTGTTGCCAGCGGGTTTGGCCACTGGGGCTGCTGCCACCGGAGTGTGCTCATCCTCGTCGAAGCTGCTGGCTGCTGGCGCAGGTTTCACAACAGGTCGGGCTGCTGGCGCAGGAGTGTCTTCATCCACATCGGCTGTGGGACTGGCAGTGCCAGCAGGTGCTTGTGTGCCAGCTGGACGATAGTACTGACCCCAACGCTCCATGTCAAAGGGCTGACCATCCACTGATGCTTCAAACATCTCTTTGATCACACGCAGTTCAACTTCTGTGGGCTTCTTGGGCAAGAATGTGCCAAGATCATATAGGCCAAACTTTTCAATGGCGCCTTGCTCGTCCGCTGTTAGCGCAGACTCTTTGCGACTCCACTTGGAAGTGTTGTAGTCAGCATAGCCACCTTTTTGTGTTTTGGTGATGCGGAAGTCCAGACCATGCATGAAGTCAGTGGGCAGTTCTTCCAGTTCAGGATCCATAAGTGCGCCTTTGATAATCTGAAAGATCTGAGGACCAATGATGAATCGACGAATTGGGTTTTCAATTCCTTTTTCGTCTGAGATTGGATTTTCACGCACAAAGCCCTGAAACACATAGCTGCGTTTTTTCCAATACTTGCGACCCATTTCTTCCAGACTCTTGTCTTTGAACCAAGTGCGAACCTCGGCCAAGATTGGACAGGCTTCGCCCCACATTTCAACACAGGGTACCTGTACCATGACCTGTTTGGTTTCCATTTCGCCCTTGATGCCAGCAAATGGCAAGCGAATCATGGCTCGCTCTACCCAGAAGAAGTCATTTTTGGGATTTTTGTCTGGAAGGAATCGCAGTGTTGCGCTTTGTCCTTCTTCCAGATTCCAGTGCGGATAGATGCCGTTGTCTCCACCGCTGCCTGTTTGTGTGCCTTTGTTTTCGGCTGCCTGTAGTCGTGCTCGAATTTCTGCTAAAGATGCCATAGTATTTTCTCCTTAAAAGTTGCCTATGTTGTATGCCTTGCTAAGTTGCCTTAGAATGTTGCCTATACACAAATAGAAAACGCATACACCCAGTGAGTATATGCGTTTGTGCTACTGGTGTCAAGTGTATTTATGTCATTTGAGCAAAGCCAAAGATTTTATTCTTGCCAAAGATGATTCAAAAGCAGCACCAGTTGGCTGTTTCCAGCCTTTGGGATCCGTAGCCACTTCTCCAACCCAGCATTCGGCTACACCGTGAACAGGACAGTTTTCGCCAGCTTCGGTCATATTACATTGACCTTCTGCCACACCTTTGATAGTATAGTCTGGACGACTACGACCTGTTTCTTGATGTAGGTTTCGGAGTGCTTCTATGGCATCTTCTCTACTGTCGATTAAATCATATCCACGGTCTGCACGATAGTGAAAAGCACCCCAACTATTACCGTCTTGATAAATTTCGCCTACTGGCTTGCCATTTTTTGACTTGATTACTTCTGCGTTGGGATAGACAGTATCACTGGAGCCTTCCGCCACGCCAGGATTATTACCAATCAGAGTTTTTAGTTTGAAAATAAGATCAATGTCAGATTTTAATAGTGTATTTCTTTGAATTTTATTTTGTAACCAAGTTATTATAAATCTCCATTGCAAAACATTATACAAGTTTGGATTGACTATAATCTCATCATTACTGATACTGGCAGTATTTTGATTTGGGTTTTGTTTTATTAGGCCTATTCTGAACCATGTGTCCCATGTCATCATTAAAATCAAAGATTGATTGATGTCAATAAATTTTTTCACATGGGGCCAGTCTGTTTTTATTTGATTGTCAGAGTTTATCAAATTTAACAGTTTACTTTTGGCTTCATCAATCACAGTCATTAACACTGTTTGATCTTCTGTGCTCAAATTTGCAAAAGCTTTTTTACCACTGCGTATGTTATTCAACACATCATTGATTTTATTTTTATCTAGTCCTTCCGCCACACCTTGCTGTAATCCTGGAACTTCGTTTTTAAGAACGCCCATTGCTCTTTGTAAACTACTATAGGTATCAATATGTCTACCGTTGGCGTGAATCATAAAATCAGTTGGCCCTGTTTGGATGATTTCATACTTAGAACCATTAGCACCAGTTCCAGAGAATACTACTCGTCCTTCCATACCTTCCGCCACACCTTGATCTTCGGGGAACATGCCCATGGCTCCAGGACTCATGACTTCTTCCAGAGGATTAGCCAAATTGTCACCTTCTCGCATGTTGGCCTGCTGGTCAGGCAAGTCTTGCGCTGTCATTGACACTTCTTGATCCACATCAGGCTCAGCTTCCAATTCACGCACAATGGCTAGAATTTCTGGATAATTTTGATTGGCGTCTAACCAGGCCTTGACCACTGGTCTAGCGTCAGAATCTGGATCAGTTTCGGCCAATTCTTCCAGCCGGTCAAACAGCGAATCGTCGCCCAGTATGTCAGACAGTGCTGATGTGGCCGCGTCAGCATCAGCGCCCACTGGCTGTGGCTGGCTCAAAAACAGCTTTAACTGTGTCATTTTTTCTTCAGTGTCTGGAATAGCCCAAGTGCCTTCAACCAATCTATTGGCCCAGGTTTCAAAAATGTCTGCCTGTTTCATGTTTTGTTCCTGTATCTTGGCCAGCAACGGCAAGGCCTGTTCAATTCTGGGATCAATGCGAGTTTCCACAAAAAGATCACGCAGATCTTCCACAACCAACTCTTGTTCACTCACAGCGTCTGGCTGCCATGATTCAAAGTATTTTTTGTAGCCTGATTTGGTGGCCAGTGATTTGATGTTGCGTCGCAGGCTACCAAAATAGTTGTTGGTTTCGTTGATCAACGTGACTGCGTCACCTTCAAACAATCGACCTTGATGCGCACGTCGGAATCTGCTGAGAATTTGAAGCTGTTCTACCATGTGATTGATATGAGCTCCACGAGAGTCCCAAGGTCTGCCGCCGGCTCGAACATGCTCCAACATGGCGCGACCATGCGCCAAACTGCGAGTTGGCAGTCGATATCGCTCGCCATCCGCAGTTTCTAAAAATATGCTTTCGATGTGCCGGAATCTAGCATCAGTTTCAGCCAAGCGTCGGTTGTGTTTGATCAGCATGCGAGCTTCTGTGGGCTGACCAGACCAACTGTACTGCCCGCGACCTTGAAAACTTTCTGTGAGCTGCGCGATGCTTTGTTTGAGGTACTTCATGCGACTGATGTTGTCAATTTGAAAATTGTTGAAATCATGTCGCACAGCAAAATTTTTCAGTTGCAACAAAAAGTCAAACCAACTTTTTTTGTCTTCAGGCCTGGTCATGGCTCGGCCAGTGTTGTTTCCTGATCCCACAGTCATCACACCATCAGCAAACAAAATTTCTACAGTGCCGTAATCTTTGCCGCTGTCGCCTATGAAATGAAACAGAAATTGATTGGCTCGACTGTTGTCTGGGTCACCTCGATCGTTCAATGGTGGGTTGCCAGTTTTGACGTCAAATATTTCAGGATTAAAATTCCTGGTTACCAATAAGTTAATCAGTTCCAGTGCTGCGTTGTTTTGTGCCATAGTGTTGTATTTATTAGTAGGTCACTGAAACAAATGGCATGGGTTCAATCATCACATCGCCGTGATCGCGCATCTGTGTGTCCAGCTCTTGATAGTAGGTTTGTAGTGTTTGAAGCATGCGCACTGCCAAGATTGTGGCCATGACCAAGTCATCTGTTTCGCCAATTTTGGCAGCATAACTCAGGCCCGAAGCCACAAATGTTTTGAATTCAGATACCAGTGCTATGCTGGCCACTGTCATACGCCCAGTTTCAATCAAGTTTTTTAGCTTGGCACAGGCAGCAATTTTGGTCTTGTGTGTGGTGTTGTACCCTTTTCTAAACCTACGTGCGGTGCTGCTGCTTTGATCACTGAGAAAGTAGCCTGGGATGTTTTCTTCGCCGTATTCAGCAATGCTGATCAGTGCTGCTTCGCCAATGGTGTTGTTTTCCACACTGAAATACACACTCTGCGGGTTTTTCAGAGTGTCATTGATGTGCTTACAGATGTCGGCCATGATGCGAATCTGCTCTGGAATGGGTGTGCGATTGTGTGTCCACTCTGCTACCTGGCGTGTGGTATTGGCTTCAAATACCTGTATGGCCGCTGGATCACCACCAGTGCCCAGGCTAGGATCCAAGGCCACCACATAGATAGCATCGGGACGGATGGCTTCATACCAGCGTACCTGCCCTGTTTTATACTGTGGTGCTCGTCCTTGTAAATCTATCAGTTTGGTAGGCGCAATCAGCGTTTCATCATTGATAATGAACTCGCAGCCAATTTCTCGACGAAATCGATCTTCGCCTAGCTGCGCACGCATGCTTTCGCCCCAGGCTTCGTCACGATCTGGATGTTCTTGCCAGTAGCTGCGATATGCTCGGAAGCCGTTTTGTCCCAGTTCTGTGGGACTGCCGTATTCGTCCACACACTTGTTGGCCAGCTTCCAAATCAGCGCAAACTGATCTTCGTCAGAGTTGGGAGTGGATGTGATAATGGCTTTACCACCAGTGGCCAAGGTGGGCGAAATTGAAGTCCAAAATTCAGTGGCAATGGTAGGTCGCACAAACGCAAACTCGTCAGCATACAGCAATGAAATACTCATGCCTCGACCAGTGGTTTCGGTGGTAGTGGCTGACACAATACGACTGCCGTTTTCAAAATCTATTGAGCCTTTGTTGTAACTGGTCACGCCAGCTCTGATATGGTCTGGGCACAATTCGTAGGCAAATCGTATGCGTTGCATGATTTCCTGGGCGCCTGAATACTTGTGTGCTGCTATAAGAATGGTTGAGTCTGGCACAAACATAGCGTACCATAAGATGTAGCCCGCAGCTGATGTTGACTTGCCTGTTTGTCTGGGCATCATGGAGATTGAAAACCGATTGTTATGGTAGGTTTCAATCAGGCGTTTTTGATAGTCATAAGGATGATACAGCATCTTGCCTTGTGTGGGATGCTGAATATAGAAAAAATTGTCCATGAAGTAGTATGGACCAGTGTCAGGATCAGCACAGTTCAAAAACTGCGTGAGTTCTTCTTCAGAATACTGCTGCTTGCGATAGGGAGCTTTTACTAATACACTTTCCAGAGGTTTGGACATAATGTATTAGTTATCTACTGCGTCAATTACACCAGCTGGTTTTGGCTTCTCCAAAATATTCTCTAGCAAAGCCATTGGCAATCAAGCCTTGACGCAGACTGCGGCCATCTAGAATAATATCTCCCAGCACACGACCGCCAAACTTGTCCCAGGCATACAGTGTGACCTGTCTTTGCCTACTGTTGGCAATTGCAGCTTTGGTAAATTCAGTAGCAGCTAGACCACGAGCATTTTCCTGAGGACACTGCGCTCGGTGTCCTTTTTCAGGTGTGTCAACACCAAAGATTCTGACAGCGAGTTCGGGCTTGAGCGGCGCAGGCAAGAATGGTGCAGAGATCACTACAGTGTCGCCGTCGTTGATACGCACAATTTGTGCGTCATAGGTCACGCCTTGTGGTGTTTTTTGTGCCATAACCAAGCATGGAATCAGTAGTAGAGAGAGTAGTATTTTTTTCATAATTTTAGTTAGTTAGTTCTTCCCAGCCCAGTTTCCAAAGCAGGTCAGCATT